TCAAAAAAAGTTTAGCGGACAGTAATAATCTGTTTTTGGTTTCTTCTTATGCTCGAGTATCCAAAGATTGGCTCTGCTATCCCATCGGGAGACCTTTGCGCCAGAACTTGTGTGCCACCCCAAAGAAGTGAAATGGTTGTAGAAGATTTCAGCTTCATGCTCCCAGTCATCAAGCAGCTCGTCGGCTCCTTGTGAGAGAAAATACGCCTTGACCTCCTCGAAAGTCGGCGGCGGTGGTTCCGGCGTTTTGGGTTTCGGAGATGACTTGCGCTTCTTGGCCGCTTTTTTCTCTTCCTCGGCAAAAAGACTTTCGGGTTCTATGCGTTGAGGTGCGCCACGTGTTGCGACAGCAACACTATTGTCTTTAGTCTTATGTCTTCTTTCTTCTATATATAAGGTGGATTTCGCATTTGTGTTAACCGTTGTGTTAAGTGTTGTGTCAACCGTTGTGTCAAGTGTTGTGTTAACCATTGTGTCCACTGACTGAACACAAATTTTCTCATTGAGCGTAGAATCTGTGATTTTAACTCCAGTCATCCTATATATAGCCTTACCGCTTCCGAGTCCTTTTGCAAAGTCGATGAACCCACGTTGTTTGAGCTTATTTCTGAGTGCCGCAATCGTTGTACGAGAGATCCCAAGGGTCAACTCCAAATCCCTCGTCTTTAATTCAAATGGGTTAATCCAGCGCCGAATGTTGCACTGATGTAGCAAGTAGAAGTACATCGCGGCCTCATTGCTTGAGCATGGATTGAACCTCGTAGAATCCCAAAAATTATTTAGCAACTCAATGTATGTCATCGGTAAAGTGGGTACTTGTTTAGAGCCTCTTCAATATATGGCGCAGGCGATACCCGGAGGTATCGGCACACGGCGGTTATGAACTCTATTATACCGTGGCAAACGACATATACGCTGCCGTTTCGCTCTACTAATTCTTGCCACGATTTCTGATCGTCGGACTGGGTGCCGGCGCGGGAACCTTTACGCTTGGGAACTTTCATCTCAATGCAGAGGCTCGCCTTGCCGCCCGATGGGAATAAGAGAATAAGGTCGGCCACTCCTTTGACCTGACCCTCATAGACCATAGTTGCCCCGGCACGGCCGCCACGCCATCCTCCATTAGGAACAGAGAAAAGCAGACGGCCTACCTTGGGGAATGTCATGCGGAACCAGCAGACGCAAGTGTGCTGTATTTTGGCTTCCGAATAGTCCTTCTCAGCTTCTAAGATTTCTTTTTCTGTCATGGTTTGGGGTGTTCTGTGTGCCGGTCGCACTCGTTCAACTGTTTTACAATCTGCTTGACCCGATCTAAGTTGCCATCCCGATTGTCAAATACGGCAATACTCTCAAGCTGCGGCCCGAACAATCCGATACCGTTTTTGAGGATGTAGATTTTCTCGCCGATTATTTTATGTCGGAACGCTCGTTTCATAACTCATCTCGGAACAGGTTCATGGTGATGTTAACAATATCCTCCTCTATCTGAGTGGTAGTGCCGGTCACTCCGTTGGCGATGTCCTTCTTGGTCTGAATGATTTTATACATCTTCTCGTCAATGGTCTTGTCGCCAAGGAAATAATAGCAGTTGACCGCATTTTTCTGACCGTTACGGTGGGCGCGGTCCTCGGCTTGCTCACAGTCGCTGTAAGTCCAAGGGAACTCGATAAAGCCTACACGGCTGGCGGCAGTCAGAGTCAGGCCGGTACCGCCGGAGCGATAGTTGAGGATAATGAGTTTGCAGTCGGGGTCGTTCTGGAATTTATCGACGGCCGCCTGCTTCTGAGTGGTGTTCTCGCTGCCAGTCACGCAGACGGCATCGGGGAACTCTTGTTTGAGAGCCGCCACAACATCCTTCAGGAAAGCGAACATGATCAACTTCTCTCCCCCGTCTATGATGTCGTGGATAAAGTCAGACACGGCCTTGATTTTGCCGTGAGCTGCTATCTGTTTGAGGATGCCGATTTGCACCATCACCTGACCGCGCATGGCTCTCATCAGCTTGTCATCAGAGGCGTTCTTGTACTGCCTAAGATAGCCGAGTAGGTTCTTCTCTGCATCTGTGTACTCCTTGCGGTTTGTGATGTCGCAGGTGATATACTGGCGCGTCTTGTCAGGAAGCTGCGTCAATACCTTCTGTTTCTCACGCCTGAAGAAGCAACACATCCACAGACGGTAATTCAATTCTCTCAGATTGGAGGATTGTTTAGGGCCGTCGCAGAACCGAGCCATAAATTGCTTGTAGCCGCCGAAGTCCTCAAGACGGTCAAGGATTTTGAGCTGCTGAACGAGGTCGGTATTGTTGTTGACTACCGGGGTACCCGTCAACTCAAATATCCATTTCTTACCCTTGCAGATACCCTCGACATATTTAGCCTGCTGGGTCTTGCTACACTTGCACTTGTGGCTCTCGTCAATGATGACGCACTTAAAGAGATTGATACGCTCGTCAAAATGAATGGAACGGAGGCTGATACGCTTGGTGGCCGTCACTTTCGTTACAAAGAACTTTTTCAGGCTCTCATAGTTGGTGATGAATACCGGGCAGATAGACTCTCCGTCGGGACGTTTCAACTCATAGAAGCGGTGCCAGTCTGATTTGTTATGGTCATCGAGAATGATAGCGTCAATGCCGGCGAATTTCTTGAACTCGCGTTGCCAATTGACTTTAAGAGCCGCAGGGCAGATAACAAGTACCGGGAAGGTGTCGCCATATTTGGATGCCTCATTGTGCGCCTTGACAACCGTGCAGATTGCTTGGAGTGTTTTGCCAAGTCCGGGCTGGTCGCCAAAGATGCAACGCTGATGATCCAAAGCATAACGTACACCCTCCAACTGATACTCGTACGGATTCAGAAGCATATAATGCTCGCCACTGAACGGCTTCATCGGAGGTATCTCGAAGATTGTATCACTCGCCTCCTTACGCCTCTGAACTGACAGGCAGTAGCGATACTTTACGGCCCATGCTGCAAAACTTTCAACATACCACCGAGCGTCAAAGCCCGGCGGATAGAACGGACTCTCCTTGGTTACAATCCAAACCCGGTCGCCGTTATCCCATCGGGGACGGCTCGGTATGCGCTTGATGATTTCTATAAGCCGAGGGTTGTAGTCGAAGGAGAGTCTGAAAGTGCCGGGAGTCTCGGTAACGTATATTGGGTTCATGCTTTATGCAGGTATCTCTTCGGGAATAGCTACATCGACTGTGGCTCCGGCCTCGCCGAATGGGTCTTCCGTATTGCCGGATGTGTCGTCCGAGTTGAAGTCCAGCACTCCGTCTGTGTCATACTTACGGTCGAGGATATATTGCTCGACCTCGTAGAGAAATGCCTGCACGGCCATGTCGAACTCATCGCCGTGTTCAAGACCCTCGTCGCCGAGGTCAACGCCGGGCGAACATAGGTTCAGCACCTTCCGCGTCATGAGGATACGTTTGCCGCTCATCACGATGAACGGTGCGGAGTCATCACCGCCTTTGCTCACTGCCGACACGGAAATCTGCTTGAGCAATTCATTGTTTGCTTCTCCGTTGAGGTCAGACCAATCTATTGAGTCTGCCTCTTTCTGCTCAGTCAGTGCCGCGAAGAATGGCACCAACTCCTGAAGGCGACTGCGCAGGTCCACATGGGCGCGGTGATTGCCTTTAATGGTAATCTCGTTGCCGTCCTGGTCGATGTAAGTCGCCTCAACACTGCCGCCCTTGGTAAGTTTGGCTTTCTTGATTTTTAATTCCATTGTGGTTGTTTTTGAGGTGAAAAAATATCGGACGGCTTTTTGCGCCGCCCGATTTATCGGTTCTTATATTCGTTAACGAAGTCTTGGTAATGCCTGTCCGCCGGCAATGGAAGGTTTATCCCGAACTCCGTGGCGGCATCCGCTTGTATCTTGTTGAGGTAGTCGGTCATCTGGAGCGTGTTCAAATCGGTAGTGCTGCCTATCACATGAACCCATCGGCCTCTGACCGCTATATCTCGCCCGAGGTATTTAGCCTTGTAGTAGTCGTGAATGTCATCTTTAGGCGTACCCGTCGCCTCTTCCATGCACTTGAACCACATCCACATCAGCGCATTTTGGCTGACCGTCCTCGGCTGTGTCTTCCGGACTATCTTGACAGTGTAAGTTCCGTTCTGGAGAAGTGAGCAGAGGTAGTCAAAGGACTTATCCATGCTCACCTCTCCGTTACACTTGGTGAGAGTTGCTTCAGGCATTGTTCTTGAATGGTAAGCCTCCTACGCCGAGATCCTGAGGTGAGCCGGGAGGATACTGACCTGGGAACGGTGCCGCTTGCGGGGCGGCTGGTTGAGGATATGACGGCTGTTGCGGATATGCAGGTTGCTGAGGGTAACTCGGCTGTTGAGCGTAGCCCTGCTGAGGATAAGAGGGCTGTTGAGGATAAGTGCCAAAGCCGGGCGCGGGCGCAGACTGGGGCGCATATCCTTGCTGAGGCTGTTCCTGATAAGGAGTGATGCCAAGTCCCTTGATAGACGTGAACACTCGGCCGTTGTACTCTCGGCCATTGACGCAGGCATCGACGTTGACACGTTGGCCCGGCTGGAAATTGTCAAGGAGGCTCATCTTGTCGCCGGTGAACTCTACCAGTACATAATTGGGATGCACAACGCCGTCGCGGTCGGACCATGAGTCATCGAGTATCAGCTCACGCTTTCTGAACGGATCGCCGCCGTTTCTGGAGGGTATCTCCTGAACTTGGGAGATAGAATAAATGATTGCACCTCCCGAAATTTGTAATTTAATCATCGCTGTTATCTTTAAGTTTTATTGAGAATGAGCCGCTGACGGCCTTTTGGGTGAAATATTGGGCGGCCAAGTCGGGATGGTCTTTCTCGAAACTCTTTGTATCGAATGTCCGTCGCATTGAGGCCGCTCCGAGGGTTGTCTTGAATAGACCACTGTCCCAACTTCTGAGACCTCGCTTCTCCATCGCTTCTCTCATCAATGGTTTCACTCGGTCGAGTTCGGAGTCTATGTGCTGTTTCTGCTTGAGCAGCTTGGTCACATAAGCAATCATATCTTCCGGCATGATGCTTTCAGCATCGCTTGTGGGCCGCTGTCCGAGTTGAGGATGCAGGAGTTTGCGGTCGGGATGCTCATAGACGATTGAGCCGTCAAAGGACTCATACCACACTGCTTTCAGCAGTTCAAGAACGAGATCGTCGGGTTTGCGCTCGATAATCCAGAAAGCCGCCTCACCCTTGCGGAGCCAGTTGGCGCACAAACCTTCAACTTTCAATCCGGGGTTCTGTCTCTCGAACAACAAAGCATACACAGAGAGCTGCCATGAGAGGTATTCTTTCAGACCGTCCGCGTGATTGGCGAAGTAGTTAGGCAATCCGTAGCCGTCAAGCGGATAGTAGTTGAGGTTGTTGGTCTTGGTGTCGGCCAACCAAATGCCGCCGGTGCTCTCGCGGATCCATACGTTGTCTATCTGAGATGCGTATTGGAAATTGTCGCTGACTGTGTACTCGTTGGCAAGAGGAATGAAACCCTGACGGTGACGGATGTAACTTTCAAGTTCACGACTCACGTCCCAATCTTCATCGCCGAAGGTATTGGGGTATGTGGTTTCCTTGATGCCGAGGTCATCATACAGCTCAATGGCTTTGTGGACGGATGAACCATACTGGCCGGCCCTGGGGATAGCAGTATTCTTTACGAAGTCGCTTGCATCGGGATAGACGCCCAATTCAAGGACCGAATGAATGAGTCCGGTGATGCCCATCAGTCGCTTATCGCCGAGGGCATACCGGTGGAGCTCCTCATTGAACTCCACCGGGCTTTTAATCAGTTCTACGCTCATTTAGCAGGATTTTGAATTGAGTGAGATTTGGCACTTACAGCCTGATAGAACTCGGTGCCTTTGGTACAAAGGGCCGGAACTGTTTTGCTCCACTTCTGCCACAGAGCGTTGATATGCTCTGCCGTGGTACATCGGCCAAGTTCCTCAAGGGCCTCTTTAAGTTGGGCGCCGGTGAACGTTGCGGCAGGTTGCTGTGAGTGCTGGCCTCGGTCCTTGAACTCGGCCTGATTGCCGCAGGCGAGGTTGGCATCATCGTCGGTGTCGGCCACGATGCCGAGAATAGCGCAGTAGGAGTAACGCTTCAGGTAGGTAATGGCGGAGCCATAAGCCTGATAGTCGGATGTCTGATTGGGGAGCAACAGTTCGCTCTTGAACCACTGGCCGCTCTTGTGCGAGAGGATGGTTACGAGCTTGCCCTCGCTGATGAGCTGGCAGACGGAGAGACCGTTGGCTTTGAGAGCCGGGGTGGCGGCTTTCACACACGCGCAGAGGTCTGCGTACTTGAATGAGTAGGAACCGCCGGTCTTGGTCTTGACCTTGACCTCTTTTTCGAGTTTGGGCTGCTCGACACTGCCCTGAAAGGCAGAGAGAGCTGCGCTGATTTCGTTGATGTTCTCGCTCATGTAGGAGACGAGTTTGGGAGTTGTTTCTTCCATGTGAATGGGTTTTATTGGTTTGACTTATGTTTCATTTCACCTGTAAAGTTAAGGCAGATTGACAAGGGATGCAAACAGATTAAACACCATTTTATCAAGATTTTACACCTTAACATTTACTGACATTTGACTCCGAGGCGAGGGGCGTAGAAGTTGAAATTCCTACGCTCCACATCGGCATCTTCGGGATACCATTCGGCACGGGCCACCCACTCTTCATAGCACTTCTTACAGTACCAATGATTGAGGACGGCAATATAGCAACCTTTGTCCGAAGGGAGGCAGGGACGATCGCACCAGTCGCAGATGCAGATGTCAGAGCCGATGGCATCCATCAGTTCACCGGCGGTACATTCGATGACGAGAAATTTGCCTGCTTCAATTTGTTTAGCCATTTTGTCTGACGTATTTAAGAATTATGTTTGACAATCTGATTACTTTGCGGCACAACTCCTCATCGAACATTCCGATGTGAGTCTGCTCCTTTGGCAATCGGAAAGCGGTTGACAAAACCTCGTAGGCCGCAGTCCGTGGCAGATAGCCCTCTTTCCAAATTGGGTCAAAAGCCTCATGTGCCTGATGCTTCAGTTGTCGGAGTTCCTTATTGGCAACTCGGCCGAGGGCTTTGTCTGAATTCTTGTGGCATCCGACCCATGCGCCGCAAGGCTCACAGATGTAGCACTTGGTTCCATAGGAGCGCCCGTAGATTTGTGAGTCGTCAACGAGTTTAGTTGGATTTCCACAATACGGGCAGCTCCAGCCGAGTAAAACAAGCAGATCATCTTTCAGATTCATTTTTAACGTGGTTTGCTACTTCGGCAAATGCGGCGGTGAACTTGTCTATATCTTCAGTATGAATGAAGATTCGTTGTCGCTCCTTTTTGCCGGGACTGCGGTCTATCGGAATCTCAGAGATAGAGATATAGGGCTGACCCTTTTTGTCTTTGTGCGCGTCAATGTAATAGATACGAGTACCGGCACTGACACGCACAGTCTTTGTCGGTTTATCCATATTGATGATGTGTTTTGATGATGTAGTCGGGAGAGTTGGACTCGAACCAACTTGTCAGCTATTCGATATGCGTCCCGTCGCCCTGTGCGATGCCCATACCCGTATTTACCGACGCCAGCCTCTACTGGTAGCACTTGCCGTGTGCAATTCTCCCGTAAGAGAAACCGGACTATCTTCACAGACTGTCCGGCAGTTAATGATATTATTCTAAAATAGGGTTTGTAGAGGCGGTGGGAGTCGAACCCACATTAACCACTATCGCGCTTGGTACCAACGTTTACCACCTCCATATAGCCGAGATTACCCGCCCGGCTGTCGGGGTTTGAAAAAAGGTGATGCCGCGACCCTCACGGGCACTCAAAGGCAATCAGTATTTGACGAAATATTTCACCCTCGCGGGTTTGTACCTATGTGGTTATTTCCTTTTTCTCATGTTCCGGCAATTTCGCAGAACCTGAGCGGCGTTGCAGTGCCACTTACCGTTCTGCACATTATTTGGCTTGTCGGCCTCGATAGCGCCGGAGGCTATCAAGTCCTCCAATTTCTTTACCCCTCCGACAATTTTTGCCGAGAGGTCTTTGCTGAATGTTTCGCCGGCCATTACTGCGAAAATATTTTCAAGCTGAATAGCCTCGGGATTCACCGCTGTTGTTTGAAACTTTCCCATAGGCTCATGCTATTCTTATGACATCAACGCATTTTTCATCATAGTTGATTTGCGTTTTCCAACTTCGGCCTTCCTCTATACGCTCGTTCACAAGTGAGGTAGAGGGAGTGGCACGAATGGTGCTGTATTTGTATCTGGAAAGTGGAAAACGAACCGTCTCTCCGACGCCCATATTTCTGAACTCCTCAGTAATGCCGAGGGTTGCGATTCTTAATTCTTTGGTTTCCATATTGGTTAAATTTTAGTTTGGAACGGTGGCAGGTGACGACCCTGCATTAACCACTATCGCCCGGAGGCTACACCGCTCGCCGAAAATCATTAACTTTGTATCGCCAAATAAAAACTAATGATTATGAGTTACGATTACATAAGTGAGGCCAAGTCTCTAAGACAGTCATTCATAGATTACATAAACGGACATCGAGGCTCCATGACAAACGAGGCCCGTGAGGGTTTGAGGGAAATAATGGTTGATATAAAGATGCTGCTTTACTCATACGATCCCGAAATGCCTCTGACAGAGATTTCGCGCTCGTTCCCGAGTTCTGACAGATGCCTTAATCCAGGATTCTATGGATGTGACGATTCAACTACATCAGTCATCGTTGTCAGGACACTTGACAAATTCATCAAGCATCTTCACCGTAGACAAGACGCTTGACCTCGGCTTTCAAATCCCGAGTTTCTTTTTCAGGCAGTTTCGCCATCTCTATATGGGATTCAAGACTGGCGGCAATAATAGGACGCATATCTCCAAACCGATGTATATCCCGGACTGTTATGCCTTTAATTGAGATGTCGATTGTCATATTATCGTCGCATGGGAGTATGCGAGAATCCGGGGTTGAAATAGTTATAGACGTTTCCATGTTGTAGGATTATTTGAATTGAATAGGAACGATAGGCGGACTCGAACCACCGACCTTTGGCGTGTGCCAACGCTCTACCACCTGAGCTATATCGTTCTTAATATATGATTGTATGGCCGATACCATTTGAAATCAAGTTAACACCGGTCCATTTGCCACGGGCGGACACGCCTCAACCCGCTCCCGGTCATTTTCGGCATAAGCACCGGGAGATATTTCTTATCACGTACACGGCCTACCGTGTCGCTCATCACCGCATCGGCATCATCCATCGGGCTTGACCGCGTTATGCAGTGGAATCTTCACTACGTCAAGGTTCTCTTCTTTGGCAGTGGGAGAGGTAGGACTCGAACCTACGACCTATCGAACTTGTACTTGTGTGGCCACGCTGCTCTAACCAACTGAGCTACTCTCCCATTTTGAATCCCCTTTCGGGGCCGGGTCTCTCTTGACCCTCGGCATTGCTCACTCCTGAGCGCCGTGAATTGGTTTGACTTGGGCGGAGATTATTCTTTGGGGAATATTGAGTCTACAAGAGTGCCGATGGCTCGGATTTGTTCCTTGATGCGGTTGCTCTTGTTTGCATACTTCAGATACAGTTCGCGGTAATAATCACGGTCTTTCTTCACATTCTCATCCGCTGCGGTTATTTCGGCAATGATGTTGTTATGCTTTTCGGCCATACTGTTAGTCTGTTCAATCAGACGATAGGCGATTTTGCGTAGCGTCTCGACATCGACAGCCGCTGTATTGATAAGGTTGAGGAGATTATCATCATCAACCTCAATGGGGGCAATGTAGAAATCAAGGCCTTCATTGTCGATGAATTTGCCTACATCATTGGCAAATCTGCCATCTATCACGATGACCCGCAATTCAGGAAAGAGTGACACGTTGCCCATGAGCAGAGCCGCATAAGCTGCGAGTTCATTGTATGAACCGTCATTTTTAGCTTCGTAGCGGTAAGGTGTGGATTGTTCCATTTTGGTGGTTGGTTTATTGGTTTGACTTGGGAGGGTTATTTGAAAAAGCGTTCAACGTATCCGCCGAGAATGACGGCTATTGTAGCCTGGGCGAGTGATATATCACGGTGGTCATCAAGCGCACCTTTTGTGTGCTGCTGAAAATGGTGGAAGCGGATAACATTTTCAGCGTTCTTTATGTCGCGTTCCATGACCACAGCCTGTATTCGTTTGAGATAGCAGGCGACATAGGAATTTGCTCCGAATTGGAGATTGGCTTCTTTGTATTCCTCGGACGATGGTCGCATCTTTTCGAGAGTGTGCATGGCGTTATCGGCCACATTCTCGCGTTCTGCTATGTCCTGACTGATAGCATCAAGGATAGCATCAATTTTTTCTTCCGTTGAGGTCATATTGATTATTGTTTGATTAGTCTGATATTTCGTCAAGGGTCTCTGTAATCACATACCATTGAAAGCGGCAATTATTCAGTTGCTCATCAGAGAGGGAGCAACAGTGTTTGGTGGCGTAGAAAAACAGAGCCGGTGTGCCATCGTCAAGAGAGCCGAAAGAGCGGTCTCGTTTCTTGAATCCGAGTTTTTTCAACTCGCTCCAAGTTGTGAGCAGTGCGGGCTTGTGTGCGCCCCAGATGGGAGCGCTGATTTCCTTTCCGATGATTGATGCCATAGCGGTCATTTTTATTGATTACAGTTGCGGCTATCTCATCCAAAATCGCTATCTTTGCGATGTTTGAATTAAGATGATGCAAAGGTAATACGAATTGGTATTATATACAATACGACTTCGTGTTATAGTGGTCGTTTTTAAGTTTTATTAACAGTTGCAAGCCATGATAGCTCGAATTCAACAGCTAAAAGACCATTTTGGACTCTCCACGAGAGCCCTCGCTCTTAAATGCGGCATGAACCAACCGACCCTTGACCGAATGCTCAAGGGTATCAATGCTCTTAATCTGAATTGCGTCACCTCGATACTTCAGTCCTTCCCGGAAGTATCGGCAGAATGGTTAATGAGAGGAACTGGCCCTATGCTTCTTTCGATGATTGGGAATCCCGAAGTTGAGCGTCTCAACAAATTAGTTGGAACTATTGCCACTCTTCAAGATGCAATTGATGCCAAGACAGAAATGGTCAACGCTATGGCAGACAGAATTAAACAATTGGAAAATCAACTTGGAAAATGA